GTAATAGAAACTCGTGGTAAACCGACAATGGTTTTTCCTGGCACTGCTGATCCTTTGCAGGGATATCAAGAGGGTGGTATTATCACACCAGAAGATGACAACATTGACAGGTCAGGTGGAGCTACCTTACCAGATATTATTAATAAATTAGATAATAAAGGTAACGAGCCAGAAACTCCTACAACCATAAATCCATTTCCTACTAGAGGAGTGACACCACCAGATGACTCTGATCCTACTCCTAGAGAAAAAGCTAGGGATAATCTGAATAAAGCACAAGCAAAACTAGCAGAAGAGCAACAAAATTTATCTAATCTACAGCAAAAACTAGCCGGTCTTGATCCTTCTGATGAGTCATTAGATGAAGAGAGAAAGAAGATAGCAGATGAGATAGAAAACATAGGAGTTAAACTTACTTCTGCTGAGGCTGCCGTGGCTTCTGCTTCTGGTGCATTTGGTGTAGTAGCTACTCCTACGGCTGCAGAGGCAGTTGGAACAGCAACGTCAACTCCTGAGGATATATTAACTCGTCAGCCTGTGGACCTTTTAAAGTCAACAGACGAACAGCTAATAGCAACGGATAAAGATATAGGCGAAGTAGATGAACCTGAGGATATTACGGTAACAAAAGGGGAGACTGAAGACGCACAGGCTACAACTAAACCTACCATAACTAAAGCTGATTCTAAAGAGGTTGCTCAGAAGATTAGAGACGAGGCTTTTGCAGATACAGACTTGACACTAAGTGATAAAGCTAAAGCAGATGCTCAGGAGATAGCAACAGAAGACCTTAACATAAGAGATGTTGAGGCTGCCACTACAGATAAATCAGTTCAAGTAAAGTCTCCTGCAAAAAGAAAACTAGAGCAGGGAGAGCTTATATCAGGTGCAGCTAATGCAGAACAGGCATCGAAGTTCTTAGAGGGGATTGAGGCAGCCACCGGTGCGCCCTCTAACGCTGCAACAGTTCAAGGGCAACTTACCAATCTTATGTCTGACTTTGAGGGAGGTAAGCCACCACCTTGGGCTGCAGGTGCTATGCGTCAGGCTACGGCTATTATGGCACAGAGGGGATTGGCTGCAAGTTCTATGGCAGGACAAGCTATCGTACAGGCTGCGATGGAGAGTGCGTTACCAATAGCAATGCAGGACGCTCAGACTGTTGCTAGGTTTGAAGAGCAGAACCTAAGTAACAGACAGCAACGTGCAATGTTGGCAGCTCAACAAAGAGCGCAGTTCCTTGGCATGGAGTTTGATCAAGAGTTTCAGGCTAGAGTGCAGAACGCAGCCAAGATATCTGATATTGCTAACACAAACTTTTCTGCAGAAGTACAGATAGCTCTAGAAAACTCTAGACTAGCTCAGACAACAAATCTTACAAACTTAGGTAACAAACAAGCTGTTGTCATGGCACAAGCTGCAGCTATTGCTGATGCTGATATGGCAAACCTAAACAATAGACAACAGGCTGCAATTAGAAACGCTGATGCTTTTTTACAAACAGACATGAGAAACTTTGATGCAGATCAACAGAATGATATGTTTAAGAATCAGTCTATTGTGCAGGGACTATTTACAGATATAGCAGCTGAAAATGCAGCTTCACAGTTTAACGCTTCTAGTCAAAATCAAACAGATCAGTTCTTTGCAAAGCTAGAAACGCAAGTTTCTGAGTTTAATGCAGCTCAAGAAAATGCTATGTCTCAGTACAACGCAGGAGAAGAGAACGCACTAGAGAAGTTCCAAGCTTCTATAAAGAACCAAAGAGATATGTTCAACGCTCAGAATCAGCTTGTTATAGCACAGGCTAACGCTCAGTGGCGACAGCAGTTGGCTACAATAAATAACGCTGCTCAAAACGAAGCTAATAGACAAGACGCACTACAAGCCAACGCACTAACACAAAAAGGTCTTGACGAGATCTGGCAAAGAGAAAGAGATATAATGGCATACGCTTTTACTTCTGCTGAAAACGCAGAGAACAGAAGAGTTGCTTTGATGCAAGAGAATTTAAATGCAGACGCTGTAAAAGACTCAGCCTTTTCTACAGCCTTAGGAACTTTTGCCGGTGCTATTGTTAACGGTATATTCACTCTAGGAAAAGGTTAAACGCAGGTTATAGAATGGACTATTTAAACTCTTTAAAACAGTTAACAGAAAACTTTTTATCTGACTACTTTGATAAGGACAAAGAAGAGGACAAGAGTGTCAAGGAGTCTCTTGGCATAGGGGCAAAACAAACTAATGCACCTACAGCAGAAGTTCAAGTAGAGCAGTTAGCTGATAATAAAAATGTTGGAGGTACATCAAAGGTTGTTGCAAATGCTCTGGCAACAGCGTATGACAATGATGATGGTGAATACGAAACAGAGGAGTACGACTATCAGATACAATCTGGTGATACGCTAACACAGATAGCACGAAGAGCTAACATGACTATTAAACAGTTGCTCAAGCTAAACGAGGACAACCCTGCTATAAAAACTAAAGATCTTATATATGCAGGAGGCAACATAAAGCTAAGTCGTCCTGTGAAGACCAAAGAAGACATAATAAACTTTGACACAAAACCACCGGCTATCCTCACCAAAGAAAGTAACGTGGATAGAATACTCTATGAGATGTCTGAAAAGTACAATCTGCCCTTTGAGTTAGTAAAGGCTGTTGGTATAAAAGAGAGTGGTCTAAATCCTTTTACTGCAGCAGGAGATGCAGGAACAGCGTTAGGTCTTATGCAGGTTAGGGGACTAGCACTAAAGGATGTTAATCAAGAGTATGGTCTAAACATAACAAGAGAACAGCAGAACCCTAAGTCTAAAGAGTACGACATACGAAAGTCTATTGAGTCTGGTGTTGCTTATCTAGCATTACAAAGAGATAGATACGGTGCTGATCCTACAGATTACTACAGAATGTTAGCACAGTACAACGGTGGTCCTACAGGCTTAAAGAAAGCACAGGCAAAGAAGTACGCTGAGAGTGTCCTAAACACTATGAAGACTGTTAAGCCTTTTGACTTTGACGCTGATACAATGAGGGGAGACAGAACACCTCCAAGTGAGAAAGATTCTTTTGCTATAGAGATGGATAATTTGTCCAATGAGGTAGAGGCTTCTGGTGTAGCCGGTGTTGATTTCAAGTTGTTAAAGTCTGCAACAGATTACGTAAAAGGTGTCAGTCTTGATAACTTACTCGTGAGTAAGGCAGATGCTATGTTTGTAAATCCTGCTGATGTGGAGGCATTAAAGCTTACAGACACAACAAAAAATGAAATACAAAGCACCATAAAAGAAATAGATCAAATAGAACAAAAGAACCTAAGCTCTATGGAAACAAAACTACAGCTAAGAGAAAAGCTAGACAATCTAAAGTTGGCTATAGAAAATATGTCTACTAACTTAGGTGAGGTAAAAGACCAAACTTTACAGGCTATGGGCAGTGGAGGATCTGCTCAGAGTGGTATGCTTGGTTTAGGTGGAGAGTTTAGACCTAATGTTGATTTAAGTTTTTTAAACCCTTTTAAGAAAGACGATACTGTTGAGGAAAAAACTGTAGACGAAAAAGTAGGTAGAGAAGTGGACGTAGATAACTTTACTGCAGCAGGTTTACCTTCACTACCTTCTTTATCTAGTGTAAAAAAACTGCTTGATACAGCAGAAGGAGTTAAAGACAATTTAACTGGTGGAGTAAAAGATCTTTATAATTCAATTAAAGATCATATTCAGAGTAAAGACATTGAGGCTTTCCGTAAGCAAAGAGAGGAAAGAGATGCTCTATTAAAAAGAAAGATAGTATATAAAGTCTTACCATCAAACTTTGCTAACTTAGTTAGTGATGTACTAATGAAAAACATACTAAAAATGCCTGTTCAAAAAGAGTATGTAACACAAAAAGATTTTAGCTCTTCAGAACTGGCGACAGTTAAAAAGGCAGCCATAAACGCTTTAAAAAATGATAGAATGAATATTACTTACGATGACTATGGAGCAAATAAAAGAGGTGTCTTAGCAAGTCAATTAGTTGGCAAAGATGATTCTGGTGTGTATGAAGGAAAAATAGGAAAAGCAAAGTACCTTAAAGACTTGTTTAATGATCCTGTAAATATAATGACTTATACTTTGGGAGGGGCTTCTATTCGTATAGACGAAGAAGGTAATGTCATAGTAACGGATCAGTATGATGCAGAAAAATTTAAGTATGGCTCTGCTAATGAACAAATGTACGGATCAGCTAGAGATATTCTTCAAAACTTTTTAACACTAGAAGACCCTAACATAAAAGGAGAAAATCCAAACGCTATACGTTTTGAGATAAACCTTGGTAAAAAAGAAGATCTACTAAAGACAAAAGGATTGATGGAGAAATCATAGATGATACAAGAACCAACTTTTACTACAGCCATTCCTGGTCAGTCACTAACTGGTGAGCCAAAGCAGTACGCTTGGGAGCGTCCACCAGAGTACGACACCCCAGAAGATGCCCTAAAGTTCTATCTGCCAAAGATAACAGAGGACGAAACTGTTGATGATATAATGTTGGCTCTAGAAAACGACTTCCCTTTGTCTACTCTGGTGAGAGGTATATACATGAACGGTGTGATGGAGGGCTTACACAGCATTGATGTTGGGCTACTCATAGCTCCTGTTCTACATGAAGTCATAAAGAGTACAGCAAAAACATACGGTGTAGAGTTCAGAGAGATGCCTGTAACAGACGAGCAAAGACTGCAGGGCAAAGAGAAACAAAGATTGGCTAGTTCTGTTAAGAGATTTTTGGAGAAGGTTGACGAAAAAGATCAAGGCACAGAGTTTGTGGTATCAGCTATGGAAGCCACAGAGCAAGAGCCACCACAAGAAGCACCACAAGAGATGCCTGAGCAACAGCCTCAAGCAGGTGGTGGGTTAATGTCAAGGAGTATGTAATGGGTTTTGATGGTCAAGCGTTTGCTACAGCGTTCTTAAACTCTCTGTCTGGAGGTATACAGGAAAGGGTAAAAGAAGCTAAAGAGTTTGGTGAGAGAGAAAGAGAACGAGCCAAGCGTAGCATGAAGGTATACAAAGAGAGAAAGATGAAGATGAAGGCAGCTCAAGGGTATGCCTCAGCCATACGAAAAGCTTTAGGCTCAGATCAACCAGACTTCAACGCTGAAGAAGCGAATAGGGCTATCATGTACTATGCCAAAGATGGACTACCTGCATTACAATCCTTGTATGGTATAATACAAAAGCAACAGCTAAAAACATTAGACAATCCTAACGTAGAGTTTGGTCCTGCTGAGGTAAAAGCTTTGATGGATATACCAGAGCAGTTTAAAACTGGTGACGTAAAGATGGAGGACTTCTGGAAGCAAACCTTTAATCTGGCACAAGAGCATGACAGCGTACAGAAACCAGATAGCACAGAAGCTAATATGGGTAATCTGTTTATGGGAGCTATGGGTATCAATGCTAAGGAGAGAATGAAAAGAAAGTTAGAAACAGAAAAGTATCTTGGCAATATAAGTGTGGCTGAACTAAACAGGATGGCAGAGGACGATGACTACAGAAACATCTTTGGTGAGGGTACATTCCAAGTCGCTACTCCTTCAATAGCTTCTCTACCAAAAGTAATTGACCCACAGACAGCTAGACAAGCAGCAAGCAAATACTTCACTGAGACTGCGTCTTTTATGAAATCATCAAATCATAGTGCTTTTTTGAGTACATTAACACTCAATGACAATGAAAAGGGTCAGGTGCAAAGGCAACTAGACAAAGGTTCTGGAAAGTTCTATGACATGTTTGTTAAATGGGCTGAGGGTAAGGCAAGAGATAAAGTAGCACAAGTATTCTTTCCAAACGGCATACCAGACTACGCAAAGAAGCAACTCTCCTTTTTAGTAGACGCTAAACCTGAAGAGGTCAGTGCAGAGAAAGAAGCAGAGGAAGTAACAAAGGTTGCTGATAGTGCAGTGCAAGCAACTAA